TTTATTTATTCCACGTGCCATTTTTCTTGCTCCAGTTTTGTTTTATCAACGTCATATACTTTTTCGCTCACTTAAACCTTGCCGGCTGTAATTAACTTGCATTCTGAAATGTCATGCGCTTATGTATTAATCTAACTTTCTCAACGTCGGCAGCACAATAATCTGCAACCTGTTTTATTTTCCCTTCTCGCACCAAATCCCAGACTTTTGAGCCATCGATATCATCGGATTTTGGCTCTATACCAAGCGCCAAACAAACTTCATTTAATGACGCATAATTACGTTTACCTGCCCACTCCGTCATAGAATCAAATATGTACATATTGTTATATGATTTGTTATTTAGCGGTAAAAATGCCGGAGGTATAACATCTAAAACGATTGCGCGCTGATAAATAAATCGAAGATCGAAATTTTCGATATTATGCCCAATAAAATGCGGGGTTATATCTGAACTGGGTCTATAACGCTCAATTAAATCATTAAAAAATGATTGCAATATTTGTTTTTCAGATGATGCCCAGTCATCAAAATAAATTACTCGCACATTCTCATCATTGATTGCATAACCAATACAAACAATTTGACCAAAACCGCCGTTTAAAGCGGTTTTTCGGTAAACAATATCTTTGTGCTCTTCAATCCACGCATCAATCGCCTCTTGTTTCTTGTAATTACTAGGTGGAGTTAAATTATTTTGAATATGAGTTTTTAACTGCTTGGATTGCGTCGGAATAGTTTCTATATCAAAATAGATGTTAAATTTCCTCATTGCTATTTACTCTCTAGTTTGTATTTATATTTATCACTCAATGACTTAAGCCGATCATCTGCACCTATTACAACGCAGCGATTGTAATATTTTGTATAAATCGCTTTTAATTCATCCATAGATTTGCAATTAATAGCGTCACTCTCGAATAGTGATAAAATATACTCAACTGGCAACGCCCAATCTGGGAGCGTTGGAGTCTCCCACCAAATATACTTACTATCTTTTGTTCGAGTTCTATTCCAGCCATCAACCTTTTCTAGCGAAGCTTTAGCAAAGCCCTCTTCTAAATCATAAAGATATCTACCTATTCCCCACTGAACGCCCGCGCGCTTCATCGCTCCAGATATGCCACCTTTAACAGCTTCTATCTGAGTGTTTTCTGCACCATCTTTTTTCGTTATCCACTCACCATTAATTTTGATTTTAATACTACACATAACCCCACCGTCTGGAGCAGGGTGATAATCGTTTTGCCAGTTTTCTTTTCCGCAAACTTCATCGAGTCGTTGCTGAATAGCTCTGTTTGTTACATACGCTAAAACCATACACCATGGCTTGTTATTAGAGATACCGCACTGTTGTACTCTCCACTCAATGTCTTTAGGGTGGAAAGGCGCGTCTAATTTAGCTAACTCCATGAATCACCTCATTTAAATGTGTGTTACTCTCTTGTTTTTGAACTTGTAAATTTGCTAATTCAGTTAAATCAACACGATATGCTTCTGCTATATCAATGATCATTCTTGATTGAATTGACAGCGAACTATAAACCTCTTCCCATGTCATAATTATTACTCCGTAGCAATATGTAACATCCAACGAAATAGCATAAATAATCCGCCGAACGATAAAATCAGGGCACAAAAAAAGGCGTATATTTTTTCGCCTTTATTTAGTGTGTAATTAATGTTAAATCGGTCTGTTTCATGCACATTACAGCCGACGCGATCAATTGGTATTTTGTTCATTTAGGCGTCCTTTGGACGTTTAGTTAGCGACTGTTTCCAGTTAATACCCTCGATATTAATAGATAATGCACACCCGACAGTGTGTGCACTGTCATTGCCCCATGATTTAAAGACCATATCGATGTGCGGTTTAATATTATAAAAAAACACTCTGCCATCTTTATCCATTGCTGCATAGTTCCATTTTTTATCAATCATCGCCCACATCTCACGTGAGAGAGATAGAGGAGTTAGCTTTGGTGCAATGCGATACTCTGAATCTAAAAAAATGTCACTAGGGTTTGACCATCCCCAAATATTTTTTATTTTGCTTTCAACAGTTAATCCTTGCATTTTTGCTAATAAAATCTGCACCATGTGCTCTTGATGTTCATTCTGCGGTGTTAATTTTTCCATTATTCATTCCTCAGCTCTTCGAAAAACCAATCTGTTATGTCTTCGTTATTTTTACTAATGCGAAATGGTTCCAGATCATCCCAACACAAACCGCACCCATATTCCGCATCTTGCCCAATAAATAAAGGCTTTTCCTGTAACATCAGGTCAGGTAAGCACGACGCAGACGCTCCATGAGACCAGTTAACTTCTGCATCCAAGCACGCGTTTAATACTAATGCCACTTCGTGCTCAGTTTTCACTGAAAAAATCAGTTCAGCAAAATAATCTATAATGTAATCCTCGTCATCTGATTGATGATTTTTTATTTTTTTCATTAAAAATAAATTCAGCTTTTTCATAACATATGAGCTTTAATGCTTTTTGAACTGAATCAGTGTCAACATCATCCCAACCAAACACTTTCATTATTTTTTCTTCAATTTCTAGATAATCATCATCGCTGAGCTTGTCATAAAGTTCGTTTGACTGAGCTTTGATTTCTGCTTCTTTATCGTCTTGCATTTCGATATTGTTTATCATGTTGCAATAAGCATTTTCGTAACTATTTTCTACAGCTCTATGTAACATCATCTATCTCCTTTCTTATTTCAAATTCAAGCGCACTTGTTTAAATGCGCTTTGATTTGAAAAAGCAAACAAGCAGCAATTTTGCTAAAGAACTTGATGGCCAGTCGGTCTCTCTCGAGGCTGGGAGTGATTTCGTCGCTCACCCGATGCGTACTGCTGTAATTACTGCTTGTTTGTTAAGTTGTTTTGTTTTGATGTGTATATATTACAATATGTAATTATATATTACAACATGTAATTACATATTGTAATGCTGTTTGCTTATTTTTTAATCAATGCGGGTGTTTAAAATTGTGAAATTTTAGACGTGAAAAAACCCGCACAGGGCGGGTTGACTATATACTGATTGATATTTAGAATTGATCGGAACTAATTGGAATATGAGTTTTATCAAAAAACTGTTTAATGAAAATTTTATTTTCAGTTGATGCAATAATTTCTGCTTGTTTTTTTATTTCATCTGATAATATTGGTAATTTAGATTGATTTTCTGTTTTCAATTTTTCTTTAAGATAAACTTGAGTATTAGATCTCAGCACAAAAGAAAAAATTTGAGTATTCTCATTATCAACACCAATAATTGTAGTTATCATTTTAACCATTAGTTTATCTAATTCTTTATGAATCATGATGTTTTCTTTAGATTCATTTATTTGAAATTCAATATCTGTACCATTTTTCGATTTTCTATATTCATCAAAGCTAATGTTAATAATAATTAAATCTTTCTTTTGTTTAAATAATTTATCCATATTTTATTTCTCTTTAACTAGTATATTAATAATAAAAACAGCTATTAGTATCATTCGGATAATTATTGTCTAATTCGTTTTTCATAGGACTTTTAATCTTTTCTATTATATTTTTACATATAAGTATAATGCTAAATTTAGTAGATTCCTCTAATGCTATGTAGCAAGCTTCATTGTTAATTAATTTCGAAAAAATAACGCCATTATCCTTATCATCTATACAATTGATATCTTGAATTAATATATCTGCGGGTATACCAAGTCCATTATGAAGCTTCTTAATCATATTTAAACTTAGATTTCTTTTGCCATTGAGGACTTCTGACACTTTAGATGATGAGCCTAAATATTTTTTCATATCTTCATTAGTTAACCCTTTTTGATCCATAATAAATTTTATATAATCAATAGGAGAAGGGGACTCAACGGGGTAGTTTAAATTTTCATATTTTTCAATTAGCATTGCTAATAATTCGAATTCATCGCTTTCCTCTGAAAGAGGTGTTAGTTCTTTACCGAAAAGTTCAGTGAATCGATCCATTGCTTTTTGATATTCTGCTTCATTATGCAGTATAGTCCAAAAATAGCTAGCCATTATTTTAACCTCAATTTATCATATTCAGAATGAGTATATACCCCATCAATAAGAACCATGCCATTACAATATCTCACTTGAACAACAACTCTATAGTTATTATGTTTGACGTTAAAAACACCTTTAGAATCACCTAACTGGTCATATGAATTATTAAAATTGTTTTTAATGTCATGTGGATTATTCCAAGTTGACAATTCAACTTTTCTTACCCAAGAGTTCAGGTGTCTACTTGCTTCAGGATGTTTCTTATTAAATTTGATTATCTTTTCTTTCCCGAATATTTTCATAAATTTCCCAAATTGGGAATATATATAATATATCCCTTATAATTAAAATTATCAATAACTATCTAATTTACTTTATTCTATTTGAACGATTGAATCTTTGTTTCAATAACCGCCGAAGCGGTTAGCCGTGTTTTCTTAATAGCATTGATTGACTTAGCATTACCTTGCCGTGTATGTAAAGTTGATCAATTTCATCTTCACGTATATCCCACTCTTTGTATGCTTTATTGTCGGATATAACAATTAATTTATCTTTAATAATTTGTAATCGTTTAACATATAAGTTTCGTCCGAACGTAAATACATAAATGCCATCACCCTCAAATGATCTTCTTGATATATCAACATAGACCGCATCACCACTTTCAAACGTTCCTTGCATACTGTCACCGCTAATGTTAATCACTTTTAGATTATTTGATGAAATGCCGTTAAATAATAATTTTGCTTGCTCGTTGTCGTATTCAATCAATTTGATAACTTCCTGTACATCAGAATTTAAATAACCATCGCCAGCGCCGGCTTTAACATCCAAAACCTCAATGTAAAAATTATTTGTATTACGATCGCATTGAATACTGTTTTCTGACGCTGAACCATCATCATTTATGGTGATCTCTTTAATCCCTACGGCTTTCATTATTGACGCAATTATATCTGTATCGGGTTTTCTTCTCCCAGATAACCAGTGCGCGACACCACTCTGAGTGACGTCTAATTTTTCAGCCAATGTCTCTTGAGTTTCACCCGTGCTTCTCATTTTTTGTTTAACTATATCTTGCCATTTATTAATCATAGAACTCTCCTTTTAGATTAGATTATTACGGATTGTATTAATTACACAACTAACACAACGTAATATTTGTTGCAATATTAAATTACATTATGTAATATAAGCGATAATATTATAGGAGGCGTTCTAATGAATAGAATTCGTGAATTTAGAGAAAAAATAAATCTCACACAAGAAGACTTGGCTAAAAAATTAAATTTATCACAAGGCGCTATTTCGCATTATGAATCAGGTCGTAGAGATGTTGATTTAAATACATGTCGAAAAATTACTAATTTTTTTGTTAATCGCGGAATAAATGTATCAATTGATGATGTTTTCCCGCCCAGAAAAACGAGCAATAACTGTTGAGGTGCGCATGAATACATTAAACGATGAAAACACACGCAGCCAATGCAAAAACATTTTGCGGCATTTGCAAAGCGGTAAAACCATTAATCCGTTACAAGCATTAGATCAATACGGTTGCCTTAGGCTAGGTGCGCGTATTTATGATTTAAAAAAACGCGGTCATTCAATAGATAGTCGCATGATAAGAGCTAAAAACGGCAAGAAGTATGCTGAATATTCTATGAGGGTTAATTGATGAGTAAATTCATATCAAACTCATTTCAAGTGCCAAACGCTGTTATTGATGAGCTAATGGCTGATATGTCAGCTAATGCGTTACGTTGTTATTTGCTGATTACTCGTAAAACCACGGGGTGGGGTAAAACGAGCGATAAAATCAGTATCTCTCAATTTATGCAATCTTTAGGGATAAAAGACAAGCGCACTATTTATGCAGCTCTGTCTGAATTAACAAATTTAGGTTTGATCAATGCAATTAAAAATAATGGTGAAATTACTGAATATTCACTAGTGTTAGAAACATCAGAACCAGTAGCAAAAAATGTAGGTACAAAAAATGTCACTGGTAGCAAAAAATGCATGGAACCAGTAGCAAAAAATGTCACTACCACCAGTGACAAAAAATGTCACTCTACAAAAGACACTATTAAAAACAATATTACAAAAGAAAATAATATTGATTTTGATTTGGTCATGGATGCATACAACGATGCTGTAGAAAACAGATTGCCTCAGATTCAAAAAATGACTACTGCACGAAAAAATCTAGTTAAAAAATTTTTTAAAGACAACAAAAAACTAAATATCAATGATTTGATTAACTATTTTTATGATTTTGTAGAAAGAGCACCAGCTTGGATGTTTGGTGAAAACCAGAGAAACTGGGAGGCTAAATTTGAATACATTGTTAAGGATGAAACTTATACAAAATTCAAGGAGGGTACGCTATGAACGTGATCCCACATGACTTAGTTGCTGAACAAGCTGTGCTTGGCTCAATGATGTTAGATTTTCAATCAGATCGCTGTCAAAAAGCAATCTATTCATTGAAGCCAGAATCATTCTACAGCAGACATCATCAAGTTATTTTTGCTGAAATGCTTGAATTAAATCGTAAAAACTACCCGATTGATCTGATTACCTTGTCAGACAGTATGGAAGCAAAAGGAACTTTGAAAGATTGCGGTGGTTTAGCTTATCTGGCTGAATTATCCAAAAATACGCCGTCGATGATCAACGTTACAGCTTATGCTGGAATTGTTCGAGACAAAGCAATTGAACGCTACACATTGCAAAAATTAAACGACTGTAGCGCTATGATTTTTGAGAAATCAAATTTATCTACTAGCGACAAAATATCAGCTATTCACGCGTTATTTACGCAAATTGATGACTATAACAAAACTGGTAAAACAACTGGACTTAAGTCGTTAAAAACAATTGCTGATAAATGGACAGAAACCCTTGGACAACGATTAGAAAACGCAGATAGTGCACGTGGTTTATCAACTGGAATCAAAGCATTAGATGAGAAATTAGCACCTAAAGGGTTGGTTAGAGGCTCGCTGTTTGTGGTTGGTGCTCGTCCAAAAATGGGTAAAACCACTTTTGAAATAAACATGGCTCGTCATTGCGCTATGAATGAGAAATTACCTGTACTGATGTTTTCGTTAGAAATGCAAGATGAGCAAATGCTTGAAAACATTTTAGCCCAAGAATCAGCGGTAAATAGCAATATTTTCTATGACGGTGGTTTAGGTTCGGATTCAGAGTTTGCGCGTGTTATGCATCATTTGAACGAGTTAACAAATAGCGACAATATCTACATCGACGATACACCAGCAATAACACTATCTCATGTTCGCTCAGAAGCACGACGGATGGCCAGAGAAAAGGGACAAATAGGTATGATCATGGTTGATTATCTAACTCTGATGGAGAAGGAAAAAACAGGTGATGATACTCGTAATGATCTGGCTTACGGTGCAATAACTAAAGGGCTTAAAGCATTGGCTAAGGAGCTTAATTGCGTTGTTGTTATGTTAACTCAATTAAACCGTAATCTTGAATCCAGAGCTGATAAACGACCGATTCCAAGTGATAGCCGTGACACAGGGCAAATTGAGCAAGATTGTGACTACTGGGTGGGTATTTATCGTGATGCTGTTTACAACGATAACGCAGATAAAAACTTGATGGAAATTAACGTTGCTTTAAATCGCCATGGCTCAGGTAATTTTACTGTTTTTGCAGGTATTAACAATGGGCGTATTTATAACGTAGATCAACTGGAATCGCAGGCTAGAGCAAATCCAGAGCCGGCAAAAAAAGAGCGTAAATATGCGCGAGCAGGTTAACCACTGCCCACTCGGTATTAATCACATGCTCGACAAAATAGCGTATGACTATGTTGCAGAATTGGGCAAACGCGGTGCGAATAAATCAAAAATAAAATTTGAACTAGCAGAACGAGTTAAAAAATATTCAGAAGAAGACAAAATTAAATTACGGGAGTTGATACAAAAATGGCTTACAAAATAACAGCAACAATCATAAAAGACGGACACCAACCGATAAATTGGACGCATTTTACTAATGAAGAATTAGCAGTCGAACAATGTATTAAAAAGCTATCAAACGGTAAAAAGAATTCTTTTGGGTGGAAAGTAAAAGAGCTAATTCGGCTTGATAACTTTGAGTGCGTGAGGGTTTAAGGATGACTAAATTAACACAGCAAAAGTTAGAAAAGGAAGTAGAAAGATTTAAAAAACATCTAATTACTCCAATTCCTGAGGGGATCGAAGATTATAAAAAAAATGAGTTTGTACAAAAAATTTTAAATCAAAATGTTGATTTTATTAGTTCTGCATTAATTGCATATCTAGCACGGGCTGAATTAGACGGGGGATCGGGTGATGAGTGACAACATAAAAAATCCAAAACACTATCAAATAATCGAAGGCATCGAATCTATCGACATTATCGCTCGAAGCATGACTGTAGAGCAGTTCAGGGGCTTTTGTCTCGGCAACATTTTGAAATATCGAATTAGAGCGGGCAAAAAAGATGCGTTAGAGCAAGACATTGCAAAGGCTAATGAGTACGAGAAGATTTTTGAAAATAAAAAGCGTTTGTGCGTTGACG